ACTTTGTTAGGCTCACGTAGTTTGAGCAACAAAGACTTGTTGTCTATAATCTGCATGTGTTCTCTCTATTTATTTTTCTTTTTTGTGCTTTCGCCTGAGAGCTTCTTTCGCTCTTTTTGCGATCTGGGCTTGCTCGGTTTTCCCAGATACCTTGGCTCGTTGCTCCATAACAGTGAGGATTTGTATTTTTCTAGCATACGGTTTGTTGATATTTTTGACTTTTCTAGCCGTAGCTTGAGCATCTGCAACGGTAGCGTACTTAATTGGTACAGTGTCTTTAGGATTTTCATCAGTATATAATCTCCTCCCTGATCCTTTTGGTTTCTTACCAGTTCCTGTCTTTGGGTCTTTAGCCACGTTTTTTCCTCCCATTTCTTGCACGATTTTTAGATGGACTTTCTAATCTAGTGCCATCTTTGTTTGATCCACCTCTACTTAACATCTTATTGTGAGATACATCTTTGCCTTTACGGTTGATACCTTTCTTGTCGTAGGCACGTCTAGCACGTTGACGCTCCATGCGATCGGAATGTTCTCCACGCTCTTTCTGTTTTTTGTATTCTTTTTTGTAGGGTCTGGGTGATTTAGTATATGCCATCTGCTACTCCTAGTTACTTCCATTATGTACACATTCTAACACAACACAGTGTCTTTTGCATAGACCACTTGGTCTTGCATTCCATACATCTTCTTTCTCTGCGATCTCCATGCGACTATATTTATAGAACCACTTATCCCACAGGTCTCCACTGTCTTCTTTCCTGTAAACTTCTTTTACAGCTTTGTTTGCAATAACAAACAACAACCCTGCGTTTATCTTTTGTATTTCTGGAAAGTGTTTGAACGTAGCCATAGCCATAAGTTCTAACTGTCCTTTGTCTGCATACTCGGCAGACTTGCTCGTCTTATAATCTATGACCCATGCCTTTTTGTCTTTTATTATAATAAGATCAGCTATACCTCGCCACCACACATTCTTATCTCTAAACCCACATGGGTCTAAGTTATCATCAAGCCCCATCTTTATCTCTGTTAACTTGTTACCCTTCTTACGTTCTAGTGCCTGTAACGGACCGTTTAAGTACGCAAACTCAGGTGGGATAGGCTTACCATTCTTTATGTATTCTTCGGCAACTAAGTGCATCTTTGTTCCATATCGCATAGCCTCAGTGTGTGGCTCTTTATAATCTTTAGCGATATTCAAATGGTAAAACTTCTTTGGACACTGCTCAAAGGATTTTATTTTACTAAATGACCAAGGGGCTATGCTCACTTACACTTTTTCTTTCACATGTAAAAATTTTATGCTTGGCGTGTCTTTACGTAACGCATGGTACTCTAGTTGTACTTTTGCTGAGTTTATCATTTTCCCTGCTAAGTTTGCCATTTCGGAGGCATCTTTAGCTTGCGTTGTCCCAACTGAAAGGTTTTTAAAAACTTTAGCTAGTTCTTCTCTTAATTCTACAACATTTCTCATATTTTATTCTCCTTTATAAATCTTCTTATTTTCATTAATTCTTGATAAGCCTTTACAAATTCCTGTGGAAATTCTGATCCTTTCATAGGAGATCCCGATCCTAAAGTAGATCGTGCGTATCTTTCACTTATATTAGCCACATCAAGTTTACTTCTTAATCTGTTTTTTCGTCTGTTTAATTCTATTTTTTCAGGATTGTTTTTTCTAAAACGCTCCCTAGTAATTTTGTATTTATCTGAATTCCTATACCTCTCCCCTCTAAGTTTGTCTTGTAACCTATTTTTTTCATAGTTGTTTTTTACCCAATCTCTAGATAATTGTCTTACACGTTCACCATTCTTTAAATGGTATTGTCTATTACGTTCTCTGGCACAAACAAAACAATAAGTTCCCACCCCTTCTAATAATGTATTAGCCCCACAAAAATTATCATATGTTTTATATTCAAAACATGTAGGACAACGTTTGTGTTTAACTCCTGCAATTAATTTAAATACAAGAGATAAATCTTTAGGACGTTCTACACCATGAACCCTAAAAAATTCTTTTTCTCTAGCGCATGATTTACAAATAGTGTCAACTCCATAAGCTCCCTCTTTTCTTGTTTTCATTTGGCTTAAATGTTTATGCTCTAAACATACACGACATTTCTTGGTTTTTTCTTCTTTCATTCACACTCTCCATATGATTTACCTTTTCCACTTTCACAATCCACTGGCAGACCTTCAGCCCACTCAGGTGTCCAACGCATACACTCTTCTATATATGCTTGTGCCTCTTCTACCTCTTCATCTTTTACACACGTAGCTATGCTGTCATGAACAGTCAACACTACCTTGTATCTCTTAGCTATTCTTAACATCTGCTCACCTATAATGCAACGTGCTATTGCTTGACAGACATTCTCTATAATCTTACCACCGTATATCCTAGTGTAACCTCTTCTTGTTTTATAGAAAAACTCCAAACCTTTTTCACCTTGCTCATGTTTTAGGTCATCGTATCTTATAGATAAACCTGATGGCAAAATTATATCTAACCCTTTAAAATTTAAGACTCCATGCTTCCCGAAAGGCGAGGCATCTCCTGAGATTAAAAACTGTTGTGCGCTCTTCCATAACTCGTTTATCTTGTAGTTAGTATCTCTGTAGATCCTGATGACACGTCTAGCCTCGTTGATGTCCATTTCAAATCCAAAAGTTTGTAGTTGGCTCTGAAACTTGACTGCACCCATGCCATAGCCTGCGCCAAGTATGGTGGTCTTACCAACAAACCGTTGGGCTTTAGTCACGTCTTGTTCAGCAACACCATATATGGCAGATGCCATTTTCTTATAAACATCTTCACCTTTCTTGAATGCATCTGTCAAATCATTTTGACCTGCAAGCCAAGCTAAAACTCTAGCCTCTATCTGTGAAGAGTCAGCATCAATCAAAGTATGCTCAGGGGGAGGCAGTATACAACTCTTTAACTTGTTACCATTGATACCACGGCTAGGTAAGTTCTGTAAGTTAATCTTGTCGTCACCACCCCAACGCCCTGTATGTGCAGAATAATATCTTATCGGTACAGGGAGTAAGCCACGTTTCGCAATATCTATAAACCTCTGTGTACGTGTTTCTTCCAAGGTGCTTTTGTTGCCTAGTCTTGCAGACACAAGATTCTGTACTCTCTCGTCTGGATGTGTCTCTAATGCTTTGAAACCCTCGTCTGATTTTGAAAAAGCCAACGTCTCTTGTCCAGTCGTGGGGCTTATCTTAGTAGGTGGCTCAACACCAAGACCTTTTAATAGCTCTGCAAACTTAGGGTTGCTCATCAAATCCTCTTTGGAACACCCTGCATTTAGTAGTAACTTTTCTTTACGTTGACGTGTTTCCATGAGGTGGTTCTCTAACCAAATTAGATCTAGGTCTAGCATGGGTTCTACG